CCAGGCGCTGGCGACAGGGGGTGTTGCGCGGCGAGGAATTTTAATTCGGTCAATGAAAGTGGGGACCGGATCATTCGCGCACTGGCTGCAGGCATGGGCGTGGCCCGTAAGGATCTGAAGGCGATGGCGGACGATGGTCAACTGACGGCGGATAAAGTCGTTCCCGCGTTAATCAGCCAGCTGGGGATATTGCGTGATGAATATGCAGCCATGCCGGAAACGGTTTCCGGTAGTATCACGAAGGTGGAAAACGCCTTTATGGCCTGGGTGGGCGGCGCGAATGAGGCCAGCGGAGCGACGAAAACGCTCTCCGGCGCGCTGAACGGTGTGGCCGGAAATATTGATACCGTGGCAACAGCTGCGGGTGTGCTGGTTGCTGTCGGGGTGGCCCGGTACTTTGGTAATCTGGCTTCCGGAGCGATGTCTGCCACGGCAGGACTTGTGACCGCTGCACGTAATGAAGTGGCACTGGCTGAGGCCCAGTTAAGGGGAACGCAGATTGCCACTGCGCGGGCAAGGGCAGCCGTGTACCGGGCTCAGCAGGCTGTGGCGGCAGCCCGCGGGACTGAGATGCAGATTGCCGCAGAGGCCCGTCTGGCGGTCACACAGGAACGCCTGAACAGAAATATTGCTGCCAGAACCGCCGCCCAGAATGCGCTGAACAGTACAACGGCGGTGGGCTCACGTCTGATGAGCGGTGCGCTGGGACTGATTGGAGGCGTACCCGGACTGGTGATGCTGGGAGCTGCCGCATGGTACACGCTGTACCAGAATCAGGAACAGGCCAGGGAGTCTGCGCACCAGTATGCACTGACGATTGATGAAATCGCGCATAAAACGCCATCAATGTCTCTGCCTGAAGCCTCAGATAATGAAGGGCGAACACGGGAGGCGCTGACAGAGCAGAACCGGCTGATTGATGAGCAGGCCAGCCGGGTGAAATCCCTGCAGGAAAAAATCGCCGGGTATCAGTATGTGCTGGCTAATCCGGGCTGGACGACCGGTAACGGCTTCATGATAAACCATCTGACATCGGTGAAAACTGTAACGGAAGAGCTTGCTCAGGCAACAGAGCAGTTTGCTGTTGAGCAGTCCCGTCTGGCACAGATGCAGGAAAAAGCGCAGTCCATTCAGGATGTGCTTGCCGGACTGGAAGAGCGCCGTGTTGTGTTAATTCGTCAGCAGGCAGCAGAGCAGAATAAAGCGTATCAGTCACTGCTGGTCATGAACGGTCAGCATACGGAATTCAACCGCCTGCTGGGGCTGGGTAATGAACTGCTGCAACAGCGTCAGGGACTGGCGAGTGTACCGCTGCGACTGCCACAGGGCACTCTGGATGATAAACAGCAGAGCGCCCTGAATAACACAGAGCGTCAACTTGCCCTGTCCCGGCTGAAAGGGGAAGAAAAAGAGCGTGCCCGGCTGGGGTATGCGGCGGATGACCTTGGTCTGGTGGGGGATACGTATCAGGAGGCGAGGCAGCGTTACATCCGTAATTCGATGGAAGCCTGGCGCAATAATGAGGCGAATAAACCCAAATCCCGGGCCGGAAAATCAGGGGCGGAAAAAGCGGAAGACAGTTTTTCCCGTCTGCTGAAGCAGCAGAAGGAACAACTGGCACTGGCCGGGAAGAATACAGAACTGGCAAAACTGAAATACCAGACCTCGCAGGGCGAGCTGAAAACCCTGACGGAGATACAGAAGCAGGAGCTGCTGCGCAATGCTGCCCTGATTGACCAGAAGAAAATCCGGGAGCAGTTACGGGCCCGGGAGGAGGCTCTGAAAAATGATAATGCAGACGAAAGGGCATCAAATGACGCTGAGCTGCTGGGGTACGGGCAGGGTGAGCGGGTCCGTGAACGGATGCGGGAGCTGCAGCAGATTCGTGACGGCTACCGCCAGAAGGATGCGGACCTGCAGTCTCAGTATCAGACAGGGGATATCAGTGAGGATTTTTACAGACAGGCGCTGGCGCAGAATGCGCAGTATCTGAGTGAACGACTGAAAGACCAGGAGGCTTTTTATGCCGAATCGGATGCGCAGCGTGCTGACTGGCAGAAAGGGCTGCAGGAAGGGCTAAGTAACTGGGTGGACAGCGCATCAGATTACGCTTCACAGGCAGCACAGCTTGCGACAGACGGTATCTCAGGGATGGTGAATAACATCACGGAGATGCTGAACGGAAATAAAGTGGAATGGCGCAGCTGGGCTGCATCAATCCTGCAGGAAATATCAAAAGTTCTTATGAATGCGGCCATTGTCAACGGCATTAAGATGGCGGCAAACAGTATGTCCGGTGCAGGAGGATTTTTCGGCAGTATAGGCAACTGGCTGGGTGGCGCGGTGGCAAATGCAAAAGGCGGCGTTTATACCTCGGCAAACCTGAGTGCATACAGTAACAGTATTGTGGACACGCCCACGTACTTTGCCTTTGCAAAAGGGGCAGGGCTGATGGGGGAGGCCGGACCTGAAGCCATCATGCCCCTGACCCGGGCAGCGGATGGTTCACTCGGCGTGCGTGCGGTGGGCAGCATGAACGGCAGTGCGGGTCTGGTGTATTCTCCGGTGTACCACATCGCCATTCAGAATGACGGCGCTAACGGGCAGATAGGGCCGGAAGCGGCGGGCACCCTTGTGCAACTGATTGACCAGCGGGTACAGGCGGTGATGTTATCCATGCGTCGTGACGGAGGAATGCTGAGTGGATGAGATTAAGACCCTTCACTGGTGTCCCCGGGAAGGGATGCAGGTGACGGAGAAACCGTCGGTGGTGACGGTGAAGTTTGGCGACGGTTATCAGCAGCGTCGTCCGGCAGGACTGAATGCGCAACTGAAGACCTTTCAGGTGGTTTTTCGGGTGAGAACGGATGCTGAGCGGGAGGCACTGTCCGCGTTTCTGTCATGGCATGGTGGTTACCGGGCTTTTTTGTGGAAGCCCCCGAAACATAACCGGACGGTCAGGGTGGTGTGCCGGGAGTGGAGTATTACGGATAACGCCCGGTACAGTGATTTCAGTTGCACGATAGAGCAGGTAGTTAGATGAGAATTATCCTATAAATCATTCTTTAGTGTTTAGTTGTTAATTATTTTTAATCTGTCTTGTCAGAAAGTGCGAAATCGATCTTGCATTTACATTTTGTTACGTAATATAAATTGAACTAAGAATTTGTATTAAAATATTTTAATTTTTGTTCATGACATCTGAATGCATGAATAGTTCAGTTTAAATAAGGATTAAATCATGAAAAAAATGACAGTGGCACTTTCTGCTGTAGCAGTTGCAGTGATGTTTGCTGCGGGGGCGCAGGCAGCAGAAGTTTATAATAAAGATGGTAATAAACTGGATCTTTACGGGCGTGCAACCGCTCTGCATTACTTCTCGGATGATAAAGGTAATGACGGAGATCAGACTTATGCTCGTCTCGGCTTTAAAGGCGAAACGCAGATTAATGATCAACTGACCGGATTTGGTCAGTGGGAATACCAGTTCTCTGGTAACAAAACGGAATCTGAAGGTTCCGCGGGGAATAAAACCCGTCTGGCATTTGCAGGTCTGAGATTTGCTGATGTTGGTAGCATTGATTACGGACGTAACTACGGTATTGCTTACGATGTCGGATCATATACTGACGTACTGCCAGAGTTTGGTGGTGATGGCTGGACTCAGACCGATAACTTTATGACTGCCCGAACTTCCGGAGTTCTGACTTACCGTAATACAGATTTCTTTGGGCTGGTTGATGGTCTGAATTTTGCGGCGCAGTATCAGGGCAAAAATGAGCGCGATGACCTCCAGAAGGCCAATGGTGATGGGTATGGTTTCTCAGCCAGCTATGAGTTTGATGGTTTTGGTTTTGTGGCTGCGTATACTAAGTCAGATCGTACCAATAAGCAGGTTCAGGGACTGAATGGTAGCAAAACTATTGAAATCAAAGATCCTTTAACTGGGGATGTGACTGAAAAAGAAGTGGTCGTTGATTCCGGCAGCGTTGCAAAAGGTAAACATGCTGAATTCTGGGGAACTGGTCTTAAATATGATGCCAATAACCTGTATCTGGCAGCAGTGTATTCAGAAACCCAGAATATGACGACCTTTGGTGATCAAGGTGTTGCGGATAAAGCTCAGAATATCGAAGCCGTTGTTCAGTATCAGTTTGATTTTGGTCTGCGTCCGTCTCTGGCCTACCTTCAGTCCCGAGGACAGGATGTTATGGTTGGTGGTGTGAACCATGGCGATCAGGATCTGGTTAAATATATTGATGTCGGTGCGACTTATTACTTTAACAAGAATATGTCCACCCATGTTGATTATAAAATTAACCTGATTGAGGAAAGTGAATTTACCCGGAAAGCCGGTGTTGCGACAGATAATATCGTTGCTGTGGGTATGACTTATCAGTTCTGATTATTGCTGATAAGTATAATAAATACGGGCCGTCAGCCCTTACTGGCGGCCTGTATCAATGAAAACACAGTTTTCATTGGTCACTGCGATCAGCAATTGCCATCTGGCATGTGTTGATTTAACTTTCTGTTATTACCTTTATTGGTTTTATTTTAAATTGGACTTTTATTGTTCGGGGCGCGGTTGCGCCCCTTTTTTATGGGCGGATATATGCAGGATATTCACGAAGAAAGCCTGAACGAGTCGGTTAAATCAGAGCAGTCACCGCGGGTGGTGCTCTGGGAAATCGACCTGACGGTGTAGGGCGGTGAGCGGTATTTTTTCTGCAATGAGCTGAATGAAAAAGGGGAGCCGGTGACCTGGCAGGGGCGTGAATATCAGGCGTACCCGATTGAGGGGAGTGGCTTTGAGATGAACGGAAAGGGCAGCAGTGCCCGCCCGTCGCTGACAGTGTCCAATCTGTTCGGCCTTGTCACCGGGATGGCGGAGGATTTGCAGAGCCTGGTGGGGGCCACGGTGGTCCGCCGCCGGGTGTATGCGCGTTTTCTGGATGCGGTGAATTTTGTGGCGGGGAATCCTGAGGCAGACCCGGAGCAGGAGCTGACGGACCGGTGGGTGGTGGAGCAGATGTCAGCGCTGACGGCCATGACGGCCTCGTTTGTGCTGGCGACACCGACGGAGACGGACGGTGCGCTGTTTCCCGGTCGCATCATGCTGGCGAACACCTGTATGTGGGATTACCGGGGCGATGAATGCGGGTATAACGGTCCGGCAGTGGCGGATGAGTTCGACAACCCCACCACGGATATCCGGAAGGACAGATGCAGTAAATGCATGCGCGGGTGTGAGATGCGCGGCATGGTGGCTAATTTCGGCGGTTTCCTTTCCATTAATAAACTTTCGCAGTAAATCCCGTTTTATGACACAGACTGAATCAGCGATTCTGGCGCATGCCCGGCGGTGTGCGCCAGCGGAGTCGTGCGGCTTCGTGATAAGCACCCCGGAGGGCGAACGGTACCAGCCCTGCGTGAATATCTCCGCAGAGCCGGAGGCGTATTTTCGTATTGCGCCGGAGGACTGGCTGCAGGCACAGATGCAGGGGGAGATTGTGGCGCTGGTCCACAGTCATCCCGGTGGTCTGCCCTGGCTGAGCGAGGCGGACCGGCGGCTGCAGATAAAGAGTGCCCTGCCCTGGTGGCTGGTCTGTCGGGGTGAAATTCACCGCTTCCGCTGTGTGCCGCACCTGACCGGACGGCGCTTTGAACACGGTGTGACGGACTGTTACACCCTGTTCCGGGATGCATACCATCTGGCGGGGATAACGCTGCCGGATTTTGTGCGTGAGGATGACTGGTGGCGCAACGGCCAGAACCTGTACCTGGACAACCTGGCGGAAAACGGATTTTACCGGGTGTCTCCGTCCTGTGCACAGGCAGGCGATATTCTGCTGTGCTGCTTTGGTTCATCGGTGCCGAATCATGCCGCCATTTACTGTGGCAACGGTGAACTGCTTCACCATATACCTGAACAACTGAGTAAACGGGAGAGGTATTCTGAAAAATGGCAACGACGAACGCATTCTGTCTGGCGTCACCGCCACTGGTCCGCATCTGCCTTCACGGGGATTTACAACGATTTGGTCGCCGCATCAGTCTGTATGTGAACACGGCAGCGGAGGCCATCCGTGCCCTGTCGCAGCAGGTGCCGGGATTCCGCTGTCAGATGAACGAAGGCTGGTACCAGATACGTATTGCCGGTGAGGATACCGCGCCGGACCAGATATCGCCCCGACTGCATGAGCCACTGAACCCGGGGGATGTCATTCATCTGGTTCCCCGGGCAGAAGGAGCCAAAAGTGGCGGAGTGTTTCAGGCCGTGCTTGGCGTTGCGCTGGTTGCGGCAGCTATCTGGATGCCGGGTATCGGTATTGCAGCCAGCAACATCATGTTCTCTATGGGCTCTGCAATGGCACTGGGTGGTGTGGCCCAGATGCTGGTCCCGAAGGCAAAGACGCCGGAGTACAAAAGTACGGATAACGGTAAACAGAACACGTATTTTTCGTCACTGGACAACATGATTGCTCAGGGGAATCCGGTGCCGGTGCCTTACGGTGAAATGCTGGTTGGTTCACGACGGATATCCCAGGACATCAGCACCCGTGATGAGGGCGGTGACGGGAAAGTGGTGGTTATCGGGCGGGGATGAAAAAAAATCCCGCAGTGTTCGGCGCCTGCGGGAAGAGATACGAAGATTAACTTTAAGGAATTTTTCATTATTCTGGCAGATGAACTGTAACGCAGCGTGATTATGAGCACTACAGTCAGTGTGCGGAAATGTGAATAAACTCAGAATTTTTATTCACCGGAAGAGGATTGCCGGATATCGGTGGCAGAGGACAGAAGGCATCATGCCGGGTTCAGGGGATAAAAAAATCCCGCAGAACTCCGTGCTGCGGGAAGAGAACGATGTTGACTAACCTGTTGGCGTTTTATTTTTATTGACCCGCAGAAACTGTAACCTGCCGGAATGCACTCTGCCACGGAGAATGACTGAAAATGTGAAGAAAATCAGAGTTTTTATTTATCCCGTGCATTCGTCTCTGGCGACAGAGTGGCGTCAGTAATGTCCGTGATACTGAGGGGGGAATTAAAAAATCTCCCGTAATACACCTGGATATTGACGGGAGAAACGAATAGTCACCTTAAGGAGTAGTTTTGATTATTGCCTGTAATCAGCGGGCGAATTGTAACGTATGGTGATTATGAGTGCCACAGGTAATTTGCAGAAATGTGAATAAATTCAGAATTTTTATTCACAGGAAGGGGCTGCGGGATATCGGTGGCAGAGGACAGACAATATCAGGCCGGGTTTAAGGGATAAAAAAATCCCGCAGAGTCAGCGGAGCTGCGGGAGAGAACGATGAAGATTAACGTTATGGAGTTATTTTTCAGGCATCAAAAAAGTAACGCAGCGTCATTATTGCGGCTACAGGCAATTTGCAGAAATGTGAAGAATTTCAGAAATTTTATTCCGTCATGACACAGGCACCCTCCGGGGTGCCTGTTGTTTTTGGGCATAAACAGATTCAGACATCAGACAGGGAGAGGGGGACAGAGTGGGTAAAGGGGGCGGCAAGGGGCACACACCGCGTGAGGCGAAGGACAATCTCAAATCCACGCAGATGATGAGCGTGATTGATGCCATCGGTGAGGGACCGGTGGAAGGCCCGGTGAAGGGACTGCAGAGTATTCTGGTGAACAAAACCCCGCTGACGGACACGGACGGTAATCCCGTGATACACGGTGTGACCGCCGTCTGGCGTGCCGGGGAGCAGGAGCAGACACCGCCGGAAGGCTTTGAGTCCTCCGGGGCGGAAACCGCACTGGGCGTGGAGGTGACGAAGGCAAAGCCGGTGACGCGCACCATCACGTCAGCGAACATTGACCGTCTGCGGGTCACCTTCGGGGTGCAGTCACTGGTGGAGACCACCTCAAAGGGTGACCGTAATCCCTCTTCTGTCCGCCTGCTGATTCAGCTTGAGCGTAACGGTAACTGGGTGACGGAGAAGGATGTCACCATTAACGGCAAGACCACCTCGCAGTACCTGACGTCGGTGATTCTGAATAATCTCCCTGAGCGGCCCTTTAACATCCGGATGGTCAGGGTGACGGCGGACAGTACCACGGACCAGCTGCAGAACAGAACGCTGTGGTCGTCATACACCGAAATCATCGATGTGAAACAGTGTTACCCGAACACGGCCATTGTGGGGCTGCAGGTGGATGCGGAGCAGTTCGGTGGCCAGCAGATGGTGGTGAACTACCATATCCGCGGCCGCATCATTCAGGTGCCGTCAAACTATGACCCGGAAAAACGCACCTACAGCGGTATCTGGGACGGGAGTCTGAAACCGGCATACAGCAATAACCCGGCCTGGTGCCTGTGGGACATGCTGACCCACCCGCGCTACGGGATGGGAAAACGCCTGGGGGTGGCGGATGTGGACAAGTGGGCACTGTATGCCATCGGGCAGTACTGCGACCAGACGGTCCCGGATGGTTTCGGGGGCACAGAGCCGCGGATGACCTTTAATGCGTACCTGTCACAGCAGCGTAAGGTGTGGGATGTCCTGGGGGATTTCTGCTCGGCGATGCGCTGTATGCCGGTATGGAACGGCCAGACGCTGACGTTCGTTCAGGACCGTCCGTCGGATGTGGTGTGGCCGTACACCAACAGCGATGTGGTGGTGGATGATAACGGCGTGGGGTTCCGCTACAGCTTCAGTGCCCTGAAGGACCGGCACACGGCGGTGGAGGTGAATTACACTGACCCGCAGAACGGCTGGCAGACTTCCACGGAACTGGTGGAAGACCCGGATGCCATCCTGCGCTACGGGCGCAACCTGCTGAAGATGGATGCGTTCGGCTGTACCAGCCGCGGTCAGGCCCACCGTGCCGGACTGTGGGTGATAAAGACAGAACTGCTGGAAACGCAGACGGTGGATTTCACGCTCGGGTCACAGGGGCTGCGGCACACGCCCGGTGACATCATTGAAATCTGTGATAACGACTATGCCGGGACCCTGACCGGTGGACGCATCCTGTCCATCGATGCCGCCAGCCGCACACTGACGCTGGACCGAGAGGTGACACTGCCGGAAGCAGGGGCATCGACGGTGAACCTGATTAACGGCAGCGGTAAGCCGGTGCGCGTGGACATCACTGCACACCCCGCCCCGGACCGGATACAGGTCAGCGTCCTGCCTGATGGCGTGGCGACATACGGTGTGTGGGGACTCTCCCTGCCGTCACTGCGTCGTCGCCTGTTCCGCTGTGTTTCCATCCGGGAAAACACGGACGGCACCTTTGCCATCACGGCGGTGCAGCATGTGCCGGAAAAAGAAGCCATTGTGGATAACGGGACCCGCTTTGAGCCGATGTCCGGCTCACTGAACAGCGTCATCCCGCCGGCAGTGCAGCACCTCACGGTGGAGGTGAGTGCCTCAGACGGCCAGTATCTGGCGCTGGCGAAATGGGACACGCCGCGGGTGGTGAAGGGCGTGCGCTTCAGTCTGCGCCTGACCAGTGGCAGTGGTGAGAACAGCCGCCTGGTGACCAGCGCCATCACGGCGGACACGGAGCACCGTTTCAGTGGCCTGCCGCTCGGGGAATACACCCTGACGGTCAGGGCGATAAACAGCTACGGCCAGCAGGGCGAACCTGCCACCACCACATTCCGGATTAATGCACCGGCGGCACCGGCCAGCATTGAACTGACGCCGGGGTATTTTCAGATAACGGCAGTACCGGTGCTGGCAGTGTATGACCCGACGGTACAGTCTGAATTCTGGTTCTCAGAAAAACGCATCACGGACACGGCACAGGTGGAAACCTCAGCCCGTTATCTGGGTACCGGCAGCCAGTGGAGCGTCTCCGGCCCGCACATTAAGCCCGGGAAGGATTTCTGGTTTTATGTGCGCAGCGTCAACCTGGTGGGGAAATCTGCGTTTGTGGAGGCCAGCGGGCAGGCCAGCAATGATGGTGAAGGGTATCTGGAAATTTTCCGTGGGCTGATAGATGAGGCGCTGCTGGGGAAGGCACTGAAAGAGCGTATTGACGCGTCAGCCCTGCGTACTGAGGTCACGCAACTGGAAGAAGACATCCGTCAGCGGCTGGAGACGGATGTTGCGGAAGTGACCCGAAAAATCGGGGAGGCGGAAAACAGCCTCACGCAGCTGGTTGCGAAAAAGAATGAGGACCAGACGCTGGCCATCGCGCAGGTGAGTCAGCAGGTGGACCGGGTGAGCAGTGAAATCACACAGACCGTCAGCCAGAGCACGGAGGAAAACGCCAGGCAGATAGCGCAGGTCCGCCAGTACGTGGATGACAAAGGGAGTGAAATCACCTCGACCACGGATAAAAAGCTGGAAGACCAGAGCGCGACCATACAGCAGATACAGCAGGTCCAGTCAGACACGAATGATGAGCTGGCAGCGCTGTACATGCTGAAGGTGCAGAAAACGAAAAACGGCATTCCGTATGTTGCCGGTATTGGTGCGGGGATTGAGGATGCTGATGGCCAGACGCTGAGCAATATTCTGCTGCAGGCGGACCGTATCGCGATGATTACCCCGGAGAACGGCAACACCACGCCGCTGTTTGTGGCACAGGGGAATCAGCTGTTCATGAACGACGTGTTCCTGAAGCGACTGTTTGCGGTGAGTATCACGTCATCCGGCAATCCCCCGACGTTCTCCCTGACGCCGGAGGGCAGGCTGACGGCCCGCAATGCGGATATCAGCGGAGCTGTTACAGCGAATTCTGGCACGCTCAATAATGTCACCATTAACGAGAACTGTGTCATCAGAGGGAAACTGTCTGCGAACCAGATTGAAGGCGATCTGGTGAAGACGGTGGGGAAAGCCTTTCCCCGGAATAACAGTTATGCCCGTGGCACGATAACCGTCACGGTTTACGATGACCAGGGCTTCGACCGGCAGATTATCATTCCACCGGTGCTGTTTCGTGGGACGAAACACCAGAACGTCAACAGCCCGAATCAGCAGTCGTACTGGTATTCAACCTGTAAGCTGCAGGTGCTGAAAAACGGGGCAGAGATTTTTCATGAACCGGCAACGGATGTCAGCCGGGTGTTCTCATCGGTGATTGACATGCCAGCAGGACGGGGTCATGTCACCCTGACGTTTAATGTGTCGTCTACCGGCGCGAACAACTGGACACCGACGACGTACATCAGTGATTTACTGGTTGTGGTGATGAAAAAATCCACGGCGGGAATCAGTATCAGCTGACGGTTTATTAACCCGGACGGGCACCCGAAGTGGTGCCTTTTTTATTGACTGAAAACAAAGAGGTAATCATGCGGTATTTATACGGAGCCATTTTATTTTTTACCACCCTGCCGGCAGTAATGACTTTTCCTGCACAGGCTGCAGGCGGACACGGTGCATTTTCCGTGGGATATGCTCAGGTTCACCCGGGCGGCGTGCCGGTATTGTCCGGTACCGGTGCCCGTACAGGTGATTTAAAAGGGATCAACGTGAAATACCGTTATGAATTCACAGACCATCTGGGCGGCATAGCCTCGCTGAGTTACGCCTCTGCGAAAAAGAGCAGAACCACGATGACCGGGGATAAGGCATTTCATTATGAAAGTCTGCGTGGCCGTTATGTGAGCCTGATGGCGGGGCCGGTCTGGCGGTCAGTGAGCAGCTCAGCCTTTATGGCATGGCCGGGATGGCGCACACCCGCTGGTCTGACAGTGTTCAGGATTACCGGCGTGATGAAGTGACACCGGGGGATGTCAGGGTGACCACCACTGCCAGTGATGGTCATTCTGCACGTCATCTGACGCTGGCATGGGGGGCAGGACTTCAGTTTAATCCGGCGGATACGGTGGCGGTTGACCTTGCGTACGAAGTGGCCGGTCATGGTGACTGGCGAACGGATGCGTTTATTGTTGGGATTGGATACCGTTTCTGACGGCAGATACAGCTTTATCTTCTGTAAATATTGGTATAATGAGCATGTTCATCCAGCTTATGGGTGAGCTGCGTCTGAGGAAACGTAAAGTTACACTGTCCTGAAGCCCGTGGCATTACTGCTGCGGGCTTTTTTATTGGTGGAAAGGTATGACGGTTAAAATTTCTGGTGTGCTGAAGGACGGGGCCGGTAAGCCGGTACCGGGATGCACGATAGAGCTGAAAGCGCGACGCACAACGGAGACGGTGATTGTCACCACGGTGGCGTATGGTCAGTCGGGGGAAACCGGCAGTTACAGTATGGATGTTGAGCCGGGGTTGTACCGGGTGACGCTGAACACGGAAGGGTACGCGCCGTCATATGTGGGTGACATTCTGGTGAAGGCGGAGTCTGCACCGGGAACGCTGAATAAATTTCTGATGGACCTGGAGGACGCACAGTATTACCCGAAAGCCCTTGCAGAGCTGGAAGCGGTGGCCGCGGAAATCCTGAAACGTGCGGAAGCGTCAGCGGCGAGTGCAGAGGAAGCGAAGAAACGGGCAGAGAATGCGCGGGGACCGAAGGGGGATAAGGGAGACACCGGGCCACAGGGTATTCCCGGGCCAAAAGGCGATACCGGCGAGCGGGGGCCAAAGGGTGAGCGTGGTGAGGCAGGCCCACAGGGGGTACAGGGGGCGCGGGGTGAAACCGGACCCGTGGGACCGCAAGGAGTGCCGGGTATTCAGGGGCCTGCTGGTCCTGCGGGCCCGCGAGGTGAAACCGGAGCCAGAGGCGAAAAAGGAGAGCCGGGAGATCCCGGAGGACCTCCGGGACCAAAAGGTGACACTGGCCCCAGAGGGGAGCCGGGGCCTCAGGGCCCGGCAGGTCCGAGGGGACCTGCCGGAGAGAGAGGGCCGCAAGGATTGCAGGGTGTGGCAGGGGAGAGAGGCGATACAGGTCCGGCTGGTCCACAGGGTGCTACCGGCCCCAGAGGACCACAAGGGGAAAAAGGGGATAAAGGTGACCCCGGCCCGGCAGGCCCTGCCGGTGAGCGGGGGCCGAAAGGTGATACCGGGCCGACGGGCCCCGCAGGGAAGGATGGCGCAGATTCACAGGCGAACAGAGTGCGTATCAGCGAGAAAACAGAAGTCACCTCCAGTACAGTCGTTTTCCCCTCTTTTTATGGCGGTGCGCAGGGGGAAAATGCAGCCCCTGAGGGCGCTGTGATTCTGAATATCAGGACGGCTCCGGTATCACTGACGAACGGCAATTTAGGGGCAGCCTGTGTCACCGCTGTCACTTACGGCTTCCTTCAGGTTCATGATGGCAGGCAGTGGGTTACGGTGGAA